TTCCTATCTACGGAGATAAACGCCTTGAGTATCGAAAGTAAATTCGTAGACAAGCCGGGTGAAGAAAAAAGGGATGAAACCCTAAAATTAAATCAAATCGACACCGACTACCTTGAAAGACTAATCCGAGACGACATCGATAGATTCACAGACACTCATTATGACTACTTCGAGAGAAGAAGTCAGTGGATGTTAGGTATTAGAGATCTACAATATCGCTTTCAAGAGGGTCACTTTGAGAATGCTAGTGATCTTCACGTCCCTTACACCCTAATTATGGCAAAAGGGATGCACGCACGCTTATTTCAGACTTTCTCAGCTCGTAATCTCTTCAGTGTAGAGGCTACGAATGTGGCTTTTCAGGAAAAAGAAGAAGTCGTCAAGAATTTCATGAACTGGGGCCTAACAAAGTGGATGAATAGAGGTCAAGGCTTCAGGGATTCTCTAGATAAGTGGCTCCAAGACATATCCGAAGACGGATCAAGCGCACTTAAGCTGACTTGGGACGTTTGGGAGAATAAATATCTAGATCTAGACGTCGAAGTCACTGAAACCGAGGGCGATCCATCCATTTTTGTGGATGAAGAGGACGCAGAAATCGCTGAGGGGCCTAATGAAGCCGAAGCGAAGGTGAAAAATGTACAAAGAACCGTCCGAAATTCCGCTCCGCGAGTAGGCGTGATCGGGAATGACGATTTGTTGATGCCTCCAGGGTATTCTGACCCTCAAGAGGCTCCCTGGGTAGCTCATAGAGTCATCCTAAGAGACGATGACTTAAAACTTCGAGCAAAGACCGGAAGATTCGATAAAGATAAAGTGGAAGAGGCTTTAGAGATGCGAAAACGTCCTCTAGAGCAAGACAGTGAGACTCGCGGAGAGCATAAAAGACGCACCGAAAGACTCGAAGGTATAAATCGAGATAGATCCGGCGCATCTAGATCTAACGATATCCAGGAACATACCGTATATGAGTGGTATGGTCGAGCCTATATTGATAAAGACGTTAAGGATGAGGACTTTGAGGACATCGACAAGATGCCTGAAGAGATTGTTATCTGGTTTCATGGTGAATTGGACATCATTTTAGGGTGGACTTACCTTCACCGCATCGCTCCTAGTGGTAGAAGACCTATCTACAAGGCAGACTTCATGCCTTCAAAGGAGAGAGCCTTCGGTATTGGTTGTGGGGAGCTTCTTTTCTCTCTAAACAACCACATCGACGCGATGCACAACTTGAAAATGGACAATGGAATGTTGTCCTCGATGCAATTTGGCTTCTATCGAGCCGGATCCTCGTTCAAGCCGGATACTTTTAAGCTAAAACCTGGAGCCTTGCTTCCAGTAGAAGACGTAAACGACGTAAAAATGTCTCAGATACCTTACTTAGGTCAATTTGGGGAGAGTGAAGAGTTCGCTTTAACCGGATATGGCGAGAAAGCCTTAGCTCTAAACGACATTAACCTCGGAAATGTCACTGGCAAAGGGGTTGCGGGCGCTCTACGTAACGCGACAGGTGCTAACTTCATCGACAGACAAGCAAATATTCAGATCAATCCGCACTTGGATAGAATCTCCAGAGCATTGAATCGATTCTTCTCTGACTTCTTCATCCTCTGCAGATCTAGAATGAAAAATGAGATCTTCTTCAGAGTAACTGGGGAAGATGGTAAGCCAGTCTTCGGAGATATTAAGAGAGAAGACCTCGCTGGGGAGTTCGACTTCATAACGGATACGGATATCGCCGCGTCGTCCGAACAAGAGAAGCAACAAAGAGCATCTTTAATGCTTCAAACCCTTCTCAATCCTACTATGCAGCAATTCGGAATCCTCCAACCTGGAAATCTTTACGAAGTCGTTAAGGAATTCCTGGTAAGGCATCAAGTCAAGAATCCGGACAAGTTCATTACCAAACCGGCTGACTACCAAGGGCCTGCCTTAACTCCAGAGACGAGAATCTTCAAAATCCTCATAGGTCAAGGCGATGATCCGCCTATCGAAAACACTGTGAGAGTTGAAGAGGATCATCAAAGAGCTTTAGACATCTATGAAAGATTCAAAGAGTCGGATCGATTCGGGCTCTTCGATAGAGATCAGCTAGCAGCCTTTGCATCCCTGGTAGAGAAGCACGAAACTTTCGTAGCTTCGGCTCAAGGGGCTCAAGGTCTACCGAATATAACAGGAACTCAATTCTCAAATGAGGGAGGTCTTCCAGCCTTTGATGGAGGAGGTGTCCCTGACGCCGGAGCTTCAGAAGGCGGACCTCTTGGAAGCCCAGTAGGAGAGCCGAATGGTCCGGTGGTTTAAAAAGAAACCGAAAGCGATAGACTTAAACATCGAATTAAATTTTAATCGAGATAGTCTTCATCGAGAAGTTAGACAACTCGTAGAGCCTATGATCGAGCATGAAAGAGAGCCCGGCACCAAAGCGTTTGAAAATTTTGTCGTCAAAATGCTAAACTTGGAGCTGTTAAATCTTTCATCGGGGAAGTTAGAGGAGACGGACTACGCTTATCGTAAAGGTAGGGTCGACGCTCTTCAAAACTTACTACACCAACGCTCTACCTTCATTGAGGATGATAAAAGAGCGTCGGCGAAAGCTAAAGATCAGAAGAAGTCTTCCGACAACAATCGGAGAACAAGTAATTATTTAACACAGTCCACTGCAGGGCTGGCATAGGAGGTCTCCATGGGAGTCAACAATCCAAATGCTAAAAAATTGAGAGAGAATGATCGTAAGAATGCCAAACCAGGGCCACGATCGAAAATTGCAGACCCGAAAGGTTTTAAAAATGGCAAATCTACTTCTAAGATTCGTCATTCTAAAAAATCTAAATAAAGGAGATCGCTTTGAATACAGCGAACATTGATGGACAGTCTTCCGTCCAAGATTTGCCTCCAGGGGCAGCTGAAGGTGAAGATTTTGGCGGGGAGCCAACGCCAAATCTAGATTCTCGATACGAGGAACTGGATGCAAGGGTGGCTGGAGTTAATGATAGCTTAGTGCAGATCCAACAGACGTTGGCTCAACTAGCTAGCAGTCAACAAAGACCCCAAGTTCAAGAGGTCATCGAAGATTTCGACGATGAAGAGCCTCTTACCGCCGCAAAAGCCAGTCGGTTAGTGAAAACTGCCGTAAGCCAAGCGGTAAATCAGTCTAGTCAAGCTTCTGAGAGAACTAGGTGGGATGATAAAGCTCGAGAGAAATTCCCGCTCAGCGATCCAAAATTTGACAAGACATTTCGCCAAGAGTGGAAGCACTTTCAAGAGGCCGGAGGAGATGTGAATCACCCGAAAGCCATCTACAACGTATGCAACACTGCAGCACGTTTATTGAAAGCTGATCAGACACAAAGGTCAAATCCTGCCAGAAATTCTGGAGAGGAGATGACGGGGGAGACTCCTAATCCTTCGGCGAGAGCAGTAACTGGAGGCGCATCTAAGGCAAATAAGATTTCTGACGACGACCCAAGGGTGAGATTCTACGCGATGAGGCCTAACGTCACGCCAGAGAAGATTAATGCCTACAAAGAGAAGCTAGCCGCCGCTACTGAAAAAAGGAGAAGAAGATGAGTTTTAAGAAATCGGATATTACTTTTCACAGGTCTGTGGATAACTCAGACCCTGGATTTGCTGTTAAAGGTCACACACTACGTTGGGTGTCAGGCGGAGTTGAGGCAAGACGTGCGCCTCGAATGTGGAAACCTGTAAAGGTCTCCGGGCTCGATAAAGACGTCGTAGCTAAGCTTGAAGTAAACCTCGGAAACATGATCGATGGAGATCGTATCCGGCGAAGAGACTTGATTCTACACTTCGCTCCGGAAAAAGAGGTAGCCGAGCGCCGAAAGCGTGTGGATGAAGATCGAAAACTTAATGAAGAAGTTTTTAGAGCGAATTCCGGTTCACAGGAGCACGGAGCGATCCGTACTACTAAAGATACAGGCATGACCCGTGAGAATGTTTCATCCGGAGATTTTAAATAATTTCGGAGGAATGATTAATGGCGAACATTAACGCCCCTAGAGGATTCAAACTTTATCAACTTGAAGGTAAAGTTGTTCGCTCTAGAGAGTATGCAAAAACGAGTGGTCAAGACATCTACGAAGGTGACTTGCTTATGAGAATCCCAGCGGGAACTGTTAGCGTTTACGTTGCAGGTACTGCTCCAGCGGCAGGTCGAGTTATCGGCGTTGCGGCGGCTTCTTCCTTATCAACTGATGCGGACGTAGTCCAAGTCATCGATGACCCAGAAGCTACTTTCATCTGTCAGTGTGATGCGACAACTGCATACGCAGTAGCCGACAACGGCTTGAACTGCGATATCGCAGGTTCTCCATCTCCAGACACGGACTTGAGCCGTAGTGGCCAGGTCTTAGATCTTGCAACCAAAGCTGTTACCGACACGCTTCCTGTTAAAGTGATGGAGCTTGCTCCTCAAATTAACAACAACGAAAATAGTGCTGCAATCAATGCAGACCTATTAGTGAAGGTAAATTCTAGCGAACGCGCTGCTGGAACTGCAGGTATTTAAGGAGAGTAACTGATGGCTATTATGCAAAGAGAACAATTTAGTGATCTGGTATTAGAGGACGCGCTTCCCGCATTAGAGGAGGTCGCAACTGATACTATGGAAGAAGAATTTCCCATGGAGCATGAGGAAATTTACAACGTCCGTAATATGGACCGAGGTATCGTTCAACACACTGGCGTATCAGGCATCCCAGCCGTAGGGTCAGTAGGTGAAGGTGAAGAGTATCCGATGGACAAGTTCTATCAAGGATTCGACAAAACCTTCCGAGCTGTTAAGTACGGGGTCATCGTCCCTATTACTCAAGAGCTTTTGGATGACAACCAACATGAAGAGGCATTCGACCGAGCTTCTGCTCTAGGTCGCTCAATGCGTGAAGCTGAGAGAATTTCTGGCTCTTCAATCTGGAATGAAGCTTTCACTACGGCTGGACCGGATGGACAAGCTTTATGTTCAACTGCTCACCCTCTGGTTTACCCAGGTGCGGGCACTAGCTCTAACCGTTTGGCAGTAGACGCCGACCTTTCTTTAGCTTCTATCGAAGACATGACGACTCTTATGAGACGTACTCGCGATATGAGTGGCAAGAAAGTCGTTAAGCGTCCTAGCAAGCTTTTAGTTCCAGACGCACTTGAGTTCTTAGCTCATGAGCTTCTAGAATCAGAAAGTAAGCCTCAAGCTTCGACCGCAGGTTCAGCGACTGAAGTTAACATGGACAACGCAATGCGTACTCGTTATGGCCTTAAGCCAGTAGTCCTTGACTACTTAACTGACGATGACGCTTGGTTCTTAGCTGCGGCTAAAGGTAGCCATAAACTCTACTGGTACTGGAGAAAGTCTCCAGCGACCTCAAGCGACATGGAATTCAAATCAGACACTGCTCTGATGAAGATTACTGCTCGCTGGGCCGTTGGCTTCTCTGACTGGAGAGGTGTTGCGGGAACTCCTGGAGCATAGTCAAACATTAAGGGGTCTTCGGACCCCTTTTCAAACTTGGAAGCGGATATGAAAAAGATTATCGCAATAGGAATTTCTCTAATTGCAGTAACGGCGCTCGCCGCTACTACGTTTACGACCAATTACAATTTAAACAAACCCGGCGATAGGGATCGAAACTACGGCTCTCTTCTAAGAGACAACTTCGACACTATCGATTCTCAAATGAAAATTAATGAGACTTCGATCTCGGATCACATTGCGGATACGGTCGATGCTCATGACGCTACGGCGATATCGACGACGGTAGGGTCTTTCCTATGTACGTCATCGACAACGGTTCAAGCCTACCTAGACTGCCTTGATGGAACTTTAGATCCTAATACTTCGGGAGTAGTCCTCCTAGCGGGATCTCAAACAATCACGGGAACTAAGACCTTCTCAGCCACTCCAGTCTTCTCGAGTGCTTTGAACGGAATCTTAAATACCGATGGAGCCGGGACGATCACGGCGAACTCATTTTCAGATCTAGATCCTCTCACTACCAAAGGGGATCTTTTAACTTATTCGACATCGTCGATAGCTTTAGGTGTCGGCTCTGATGGCCAGCAATTATTCGCAGACTCAGCGCAGGCAAGTGGACTTAAGTGGGATAATCCTAATCCTCGGTGGAGAAAATTCACCTACGCATTCGGAGATCTCTCATCAGCGTCTACTAGCTTCGCAGTAACTGCATTCTCGTTAGCTGCTAACGAAGGACTCGATGCAGTGGTGATTCATCACACCACCGCTTTTAGTGGTGGTGCGATTACAGCCTACTCAGTCGAGATCGGCGTATCAGGAAATACTGACAAGTATGCGAACCCTTTCGATGTCTTCCAGGCGTCAGGAAATACGGTTCGGTCAGTGAATAACGTATTAGATGTTCCGAACTTCGGAGCTACTACAGACGTTATTGTTACTGCGACTTCAGTAGGGGCTAACTTAGATCAAGCTTCTGCGGGATCTGTAGATGTTTACATTAGAACTTTCTTACTACCTTAGAGGTGATAGATGACTACTACGATTAAGGGCGATAACGCCGTATTGGAACCAACCTCACTACCTACTTCCGGGAACAATGGTGAGATCAGATATGACACTACTAGTAAGAAGTTTAAGTTCTGGAGTGAAGACGATAGTGTCTGGAAAGACGTATCGGCTGAGATCACTGAGGCCATACTTGCTGACGAGATAGCGACTCCATCAAATCCGGCTTCGGGTAAAGTGAAATACTACTTTAAGAATGACGGAAATCTCTACAAACTAAACTCGGCTGGAGTTGAGACTCGAGTTGGAGGCGGAGGCGGAGCTGGAGAGATCAATGCAATCGATAACTCCGACGCTGAAGTAAATACCGAAGGGTGGGCGACTTACGCTGACGCTGCAGGAGCAGACCCTGTAGACGGAGACGGAGGATCCCCTACTGTAGCTTTTACGAGAACTACTTCCGGAGGAGAGGTTCTTAGAGGAGCGGCTAGCTTTAAGCTTGCAAAAGACGCGGCTGATAGACAGGGAGAAGGGGCGTCCTACGCTTTTACTATCGATGAAGCTGATACAAATAGGCTTTTAAAAGTAAGTTTCGACTACTCAGTGACTGCGAATTACGCGAGTGAAGATGTAGGAGTTTACGTTTACGACGTAACTAACGCTCAATTAATCAATGTACGAGATACTGCGAGTAACAATACGTTGAGCTCTTTATCTCGACAAGGGTTGTTTAGCTTTGAGAGCTCTGACTCTACTTCGTACCGATTAATATTTCATGTCAAGACTACGAACGCATCGGCTTATGACTTACTAGTTGATAATGTGATCGTAGGTCCAGGCTCTACGACTATTGCTCAAGGTGCTATCGTTACTGAATGGCAGCCGATTACGTTACCCACAACGATTCCAGGAGGTACTCAAGAGACGGTGGCTAGGCGAGTAGGAGATAGTCTAGAAATTAAGGCGACATTTAGAGACTGTACTTGGGATTCCGTAGGGCTCTTCATATTCGAACTACCAAGTTCGGGAACATTCTCGGGATTAACGATGGACTCCTCCAAATTAGGACATCCGACTATCAATGCAGCAGGGTCAGCTATTGCCTTCGATAGTTCTGGTAGTGACTACTACGGAGGTACGGTCTCTATACAGAGAACGAATCAAGAGATATTTATCGGAGGGGACTCACCTTCTACTTTCTGGAGTGGCTCAACTAGCCTGCCTTTCGACTGGTTTAATGGTAGTGATGTTCTCACTTTTGAATTAACGGTTCCAATCGCCGAATGGAACTCCACAGGAATAACGATCCTCCCAAC